CTCGGACGTCTGCGCGCTCGACATCGAGCTGCCCGATCGACAGACCTCCTACACCCAGGTGAAAGGATACGTGTGATGGCCCAAGCGAAACCGGTCGCCATTCCGCCGTTGCCGCCCAAGGGCGAGATGCTCTCGGCCGAGAGCATCTATCTGCAACAGCTCTCTCTCTATCGCAACACGCTGGCCTTCGGCGGCACGCGCAATCCCACCGACATCTGGGCGGCCATGACCTACAACATGCCCGAGACCATGGCCTACTTCCGCGAGCTGGAGGATAAGGATGAGGACGTCGCCAACGATCTGTTGGAACTGAAGCTCACGGTGCTGGGCCGCGATCGCAGCATCCTGCCCGCGGCCGGCGACGAGTCCTCGCAGGCCAACGACGTGAAGGAATTCATCGAGGAGCAACTGAGCGCCCTCAGCTTTCACGAGATCCTGGATTGCGTCCTGGATGCCCCGGCCTACGGCTTCACGGTGCAGGAGATGATCTTCGATGTGAGCGCGGGCCAGGCGTCGCTGCTGGAGGTCAGCGACTGCCCGCAGGAGCTGTTTCTCTTCGGCAACCGATATTTTCCGCAGGTCGGGCCACTCCAGCTTCTCGACAATCCCTGGGCCGCTTCGGGCACGCCCATGCCGGAAGAAAAGTTCCTGATCTTCAGCTATCGCAGGCGCGGCCGCAATCGCATGGGCCGCCCGCTGCTCAAGGCCATCTTCTGGCCGTCCTGGTTCAAACGCAACATGCAGCGCCTGTGGCTGCAGTTCGCCGAGAAGGGACCGGGAACCGCGGTGGTTCGCTACAACGATCCCGACAACCAATCGGAGCGCAAGCGGGCGGCAGCCATCGCGCAATCGATCATTGAGAACACGGCGGTGGCGGTGCCCACGACGTTTCAGATCGAACTCGACCTGCTCAAGGTGGCGCGCGCGCAGAATCCCCAGGTCTACGAGAATTACTTCCGCGCCATGCAGTACTCCATCGCGCGGCGCATCAAGGGCGAGACGCTGACCAGCTTCGGCAACGAGGGTGGCAAGGGATCGAACGCGCAAGGGCAAACCCACGCGGACACGCTCGACACGCGGTCGGTGGAACTCTGCCGGAGCCTGGAGACAGTCATCAACCAGCAGCTCGTGCGCCCGCTGGTGCTGTGGAACTTTGGGCCAGACGCGCCGATGCCGCGCTGGGCCTTCGATCTCGAAGAGGCCGACGATCTGCAGGAGCGCCTCACCATCGACAGCGGCCTGCAGCGCATGGGCAAGCAAATCACCGTCGGCTATGTCAGCGATCGCTACGACGTGCCGGTGTTCGCTCCGGAAACGGAAGACCAGATCCTGACGCCGAACGTGAACGCGCCGATGGTGACGCTGCGCGACACGGTCAACTCTTCGTTCAGCGAGGCGGAAAAGGAAGCGGAGCTGGAGCTGAAGGCGTTCGACAAACTCTGCGACCAGCTCAAAGCCGATGCGGTGAAGCAGTACCGGGAGCGCGTAGGCGGCGTCGTCGCCTCCGCAGTGCCCATCCAGGAGGCGTAACGTGACGCTGCGCTTCCATCTCAATGTCACGGCGCAGAGCCAGGTGCAGGAACGTGTGGGCGACCAGCTTGCGCGCCACCTGGCCGCGGCCAATCTGCTCGGCCGCGTGCAGATCGTCAAGCACGCGCACAAGCTCACCGGCCGCGCGCTTCCCATCAGCACCGTCTCGCGCATCAAGAACTTCGATGAAGATGACGACGATCTGGTCTACTGCAGCTTCATCACCGAGCTGCCGAACGACGACGCGGCGCAATACATCCGCGACCTCACGCCGGTAACCAAGGAGATCTTCGACGGCCTGACGGCGCAATACAAGAAACACGCCTTCACGCTGGCCGCCGCGGCCGACGTGCGGCTGATTGGGAAGATCCGCGACGCGCTGGCCGACGCCGCGCAAAAGGGCGAGACCAAAGATCAGTTCGAGCTGGCGGTGAAGAAAATCACCGACGATGCCGGAGTGGCAGAGCTGAACAGCTTCACGCTCGACACCGCATTTAACACCGCGATGCAGCGCGCCTACTCGCTCGGCCGCTACGAGCAGATGCACGATCCGGCGACGAAGAACGTCTTGCCGTTCTGGCAGTATTGGACGGTGGGCGACGATCGCGTGCGGCCGGAGCACGCAGTGCTCGATCAGTTCACGGCGCGTGCCGACGATCCGGTGTGGATGAAAATCTATCCGCCCAACGGATTCAACTGCCGCTGCTCGGTGGTGCCGGTGATGGAAGCCGAAGCGTTGAAGGCAGACAAGGAAGCGAACGAACCGGGCTACGCGCGGCTGCCGATGCTGGCGCAATTGCTCGTGCCTCAGCCCGGATTCATGAAGGTGTTTTGAGGGCGATTCTCCCCACAGATCGCCAATCTTCCGCTTTAGGCGCGACGTGACGAAGCGGGGTTTGAAGATAGCTGCGATGGCAGCGAAGATCAAGACGGTCGAAGGCGCTCCGCTCACCGCGGATAAGTTCGCCTACGTCGGCGATCCGCAGGATCCGGAGACGTGGCATCTGCCGCTCGATTCGCACCAGCACATCAACTCCGCGCTGGACATGTTCGCGCATACCGATCTGCCGTCGAGCGCCAAGGCGCCCACCGCGCGCAAGATCGTCGAAAAAGCGCGGGGAGAAAATCTTGACACAACCGATTTTGTAAAGAACCACCTCAGCTCGCAGATGCACGGCGAAGCGCCGCGGCCGTGGTTCGAGATCTTCCGGGCGGGAGATTATTCCAAAGCTGGCAAGGGCGCGATCACCGCCGACGATTTGCACCGCGTGGTGCGCAACTACGATCCCACTTATCACGAAGCGCCGGAAACTCTCGGCCATCGCTCGGACGATCAGCCGGCATATGGCTGGCTCGATGGACTGATGGTGGATGGCGACAAGCTGATGGCGCGCGAGCGGCAGGTCGATCCCAAGTTCGACGAGGCCCGCAAGGCGGGCAAATTCAAAAAGCGTTCGGCTGCTTTCTACACAGACGACAGCGGCCAGGTCACGGGGTTGCGGCATCTGGCATGGCTGGGCGCCGGAATTCCCGAGGTCAAAGGTTTAGAGGACGTCGCATTCGACGATCACGGATCGAAGTTCATCACGGTGGACTTCGGGGAGGATGATGCAGTGGCAGACAAAACAATGGCCGACCAGATCAAGGAAGGCGTCAAGTCGTTCTTCGCCGAGATGTTTGGCAAGCCGGGCGAGCAGAAGACGTTCAGCGAGGATGACGTGAAGCGCGTCGCCACCGAGGCTGCAACCGCGGCCGCTGCGCCGCTGCAGGCGGAGATCGCCGCGCTCAAGACTCAGAGCGCGAAGTTCGCGGAGCGCGAAGCAGCTCGCGCCGGCGGCGAAGTGAAGCAACGCGCCGCTGCGGCGATTGCCCAGCTCAAGGCCGCGGGCAAGTGGGTTCCGGCCTTCGAGAAGATGGGCCTCGGCCTGGTCTTCGACGAGCTCGCCAAGGTGACCACCACGGCGGAGTTTGGCGAGGGCGACGCGAAGAAAATCGTCACGCCGCTGCAGGCGCTGGTGCTCTTCCTCGAAGGGCTGCCCAAGATCGTTCCTGGCGGACGCGCGGTCGATGCCGGCGTGGCCGGAGCGAAGAGCGGCAGGAGCAGCGGCGATCCGCTGACCGATGAGGCCCGGAAGTACGCCAAAGAAAAGAGCGTGAAGTTCACTGAGGCGTTGGTCATCGTTTCGGCAGAGCATCCCGAGTGGACGGGCGCAGGCGCGGCTACCGGCGGCCAGGTCTAAGTTCCGAGTGAGCGCGCCAAGCTCGCGCGCTCAGCGAAGGCGGCCTCGCGAATGGCCGCCAGCTTTTGAAGCACCGCCCAGGAGGGCACGACATGGCGAACATCTACGTTGAAGCAAAAGGCCCCAAGGGCGTGCATGCGAAGGAATCGTTGCTGCCCGCCGCCGTTTCAGGCTATACGCGCGGCCTGTGCGTCAATTACGGCAGCGACGCGTACCACGCAACGCTCGTCACGCAAGCGGCCACGGCGCCGCTGGGCATCCTCGAAGAGGACGCGATCAACATCCTCAACCCTTGCTCGGTGATCGAATTCGGCCAAGTAGTGGCCCAGATCGGCGCCAGCGTCACGGCACAGCAACAACTGACCACCGACGCGAACGGACGGCTCGTGCCGGCCACAAGCGGGCAGCCAGTCGTCGCGATTGCCCTTGAGCCGCAGACCTACGTGTCGCCGGCCAGCTTCGCCAATGTGTTCTTCTTTGGCCTTATGGGACCCAACGCGGCCGCCGTGGCGTCTCCGACGACTTATTACACGGCGTCGGGCGCGATCGCAGTTGGGATCGGCACCGCAGTGTTGAACGCCGCCACGCTGCTGGCGATGACGCTGGCCGCGCCGACCGCCGCGCAGGACGGCACCGTGCTGCAGATCGTCGCGGAAACGGCCAAGGCGCACACCGTCACCACGCCGGCCAGCGGCATCAACGGCGCATCGACCGTGCTTACCTTCG